GCAGATAAAGTATTACCAGATTTTTCTAAACCATTTCCTGCTGTGATCTGACCAGCACCAGAAAACTGTGAAAATACAAGGTTATTAGTTCCTACTACAGCAGATCCTTTGTTGGAAGTACAAACAAATCCATTCTCTGCATTTACAGTTCCCTGTTCTACAAAAACAAACGCACCAGCAGCATCAGCACCCGTAGCTAAATCATCAACTCTAGTAGGAGCACCAGAAGCATTGACTTTATAAATACCATTCTCTGTCTGAGTGCTTTGGTCTTTAATAAGTATTCTGTCATTAGTCGCTAATGTAATACCATCAATAGTCTGACCATTAGCAAAAGCAGAGGCTAATGTACCGTTCGCTGTTGTCGTTGCTTTTACAGAGTCTTTTACATCTAATCCTTGAGAAACACCATCTACATACGATTTTGAAGCAGCATCAGTAGAAGCGGTAGGTGTAGCTAAGTTTGTTATTTTTTGACTATTTAAAGATACAGCAGCCGAAGGTGCTGTCATCTGATCTAATCTCGAAGTTCTTACTTGTGTATCGAAATCAGACACCTTCGCTGAAGTTAGCGTTGGAACGTCTGCGACTACAAGTGACCTAAATGTAGGTGCAGCAGCACTTCCAGTTGTAGGGCCAGCTAATACAATATTTGCGTTTCTAGTTGTTGCCTTATCAAAAAATGCACCTTTACCACCAATAGCTTCGATAGATGTAGCAGATCCTCCTGCTCCTCCTGTACCTTTACCAATAATTAGAACTTCATCGCCTTCTCTAAAAGCTATTTCAGCATTTTCTAATGACGTTGGGTTTGACGATCCAGTTGATCTTTTAATTCTAATTGTATTTGCCATCAGAAATTGCCTCCGTCAACGAGTTTAAGCGTAGTAACATTGTTATCTAATATAACCTTACCACTACTTTGTTGATAGTACATGATTGAATTATCAACTTTTGCACTATGATCTAAAGTTAAGTCAAAACCAGGTCCTTGAGGTCCTGCTGTTGTTACCTCAACTGTAGTTACATCAGATACTTGGCTGACAGTAACAGAATTAGAATTGCTCATGCGGTGTAACCTTCACTTACAAATAGTTTACCCTCTAAATAATAGTTTTTGTTACCCCCTGGTTCTGTTAATAATACGTCATAAAATAAAATATCTGGGGTAAAGTTTGCTGTGTCTGTATCAGCTAAATTCATATCAATAATTCCATTACCTCTATCTGTATAAGTTATAGCCCAATCTGCATATTTTGTGGAGCGTGATTCATCATAAACTTGTGCTTCTACTGTATATCCGTTAAGGCTTATTGCCGATCCAGTAGAATCTTTAAAAGTTAATTTTATGGGAAAGTCTGCTCTACGTTGAACAGTAAAATTCTTTTTTCCAGGAATAATTGCCATTTATTTAATGTCTAAAGAAACAGTACATTGAATAACATTGCTTGATTTTATTATATAGTCAATTCTATCAATAGCATTAGCAGCCGTAGATAAAGTTGGTGCAACTCCCCCTACAAATTTAAAAGCACTATTAAAACTTGCTGTTCTAGATCCCGTTCCGTCTTGCGTAATAAATATAGATCCACTCTGTCCAACTACCTGATTGCTAGGTGCAGCAAAGGTTCTATTACCACCCAAAGTAACAGAGTGATGACAGGCAGTAGCCATATTAATAGTAATTGTCGCACCATCAGATAAAGCTGTGATATTTGAAGCTGCTCCACCTGTTAAAGAAACACCACCTGATACAACTTCAAATTTTGTAGATCCTCCTAGTTGTAATTGTAAATTACCAGTACCAGTTTCATTAAATACTGAATTAGATCCAGAATGACTAATAGTAAGATCAGAAGAAGAACCAAACACTAATTTGGCATTGTCAGCAAACTCAAGAGCATCATCAGATTTATCCCATAAAACACTATAGTTATCTCCTTGAAAAGCAACGTCAACTGTTGTTAGTGTGCCTGTCATCGTTCCACCAGATTTAGGAAGTAACCCTAAATTTGCTGAATCTATATTTCCTATTTCAGTAAAACCACCATTACTTGAATTTCTTATTTTTAAAATATTTGAGGTCGTATTAAGAAAAGGCATACCAGCAACACATTGACTACTGGCTAAATCAGTAGACTTTGAATTACTAGATTGGATAGCAGCAAAAACAGCGTTCAAATCAATTCTTACGTTTTGACCTGAATTATTTTCAATAGTGTAGTTCGTTACGTCAGCCACAATTAAATACTATTTTTCTTCATGTTACCCTCCTTTGCCGAAACCAACAGCACTGTAGGTAAAGTTCCTATCAATACTAGCATTACTTGAGTTTTTAAAGTGAACTGTAAAGCCAGTTCCAGATATACTACTGAGTTCAAAGTAATCTCCTGTTGCCATATTTTGTGGAGAGATACTAACAGAAGGTAAAAAGTTATTTAGATTGCCAAGTGCAGACGTTCCAACAAAGAATGGTGCTGTGAATGTAACTGCTTTTGCTCCTGCTCCAGATGCTATAACAGCAGATTGTTCTGTTCTTGATGGTAAAGTTGCTGTATAACCTAGTTGCTGTAGATTCATATTCTGAGCAACGTCAGCAGTTTCTAAAGTTGCCCTAAATTGAAATCCTCTACCTTTAAATATTCCATTAGCCATAGTGTTGAACGAGCCATAAGTAGGAGAACTGCTTGGATTGTCAGTTGTTGTTCGTACAGCTAAAATAGCGTTGGCATCATTAGCTATTGATCCATCAAAATCTGTCCATGTATCAATATTTGCTGTTCTGTTATCAAATTGATCTCCAACATAGAAACCAGCACCTTGAAAATGACGTTTTAAAGTAAGAGAGAATGTACCACCTAAATCAAGAGTTTCTACAAAGTCGTATGTTCCAGTTGCATTTGCACTAGGATCTGTAAGTTTCAATCCACCTTTTGAAGAGTCAAATACAACATTACTTTTTGTTCCATTAAAAGGTGTACTGTCTGTATCTTCTCTATCAGTTTTTACAGTTATGGAATCTAAAATTTCTGGTAATGTTATTGAAACAGAAGCCTCTGTTGCACTGAAACGTAATCCATCATCTTGAAATTTTACCAGATAAGTTCCTGGAAGTGCTGGACATATTGCCTCTGTAGCGTTGCCAGGCACAGCCTCAATAATATCTTGAGCAGCTTGGAAAGTAGCAGATCCTCCCGTTAAATTTGTATGACGTATGTAAACCCGACCTCCGTGAAGAACATCTACAGCAGTAGCTTGTGTAAACCTTAATCTTACAAATTGGTCGTTTATAGATTCAATAGTTAGATTAGAAACATTTTCTGGTAAAGCAGTTTTACCTTCTGCGACAAATATTTTTTCTGTAAAGTTTGGAGAAATCCTTAAAATTGCATCAAAAGTGAATACTTGTATCGTATAAGTTCCACGTTTACTATCTAAAATTTCAAAATCACTACTAAATACAACTTGGGATATGAAATTAGTATCTTCGAATTTGTAATTTACTAAGTATTGAGTAACACCATCTACAGGTTGCCAATCTACAATTAACTTACTTCTAGCCATACCGTTAAGAGTTACTATCTTTTCACTAACAGTTAAAGAACTAGGAGGATCTAGAATTGGATTTAGTATTGATATTGTTCGTGTTGGTAAAGGATCTCCGTTTTCAATAAAATTATATTTACCTTCAACATAGGACAAAGCTGTAATTACATAATTTACTTCGTCTTGCTCTTCAACTTGAATTACTCTAAATAATTGTGTTTGTAAGTCAGTACTAGAAATTAAATAGGGTGCATTTACACTTGGTGCGGAACTAAAAGCAGATTGAGTCGTTCCATCAGATTTGGTAACACTACTAATAGTAAAAACAGCACCAACAATATTAGAAACTGAACCTGTCTCAACTGTACCATCAGATAAGACCACAGAAATAGTAACAGAATTATTTAAGTCTGATAAGGTAGTATCTGCAACAGCATCAATAGTTACAGTCGTTGTAGTCGCAGCAACAACTCGCCCACCTCTTCTACCTCCTGCTCTTACTGGATCAGCTATTTCAATAACAGAACCAGGTCTTACAACAACTCCACTATCTATAGAAGTAGTAAAAGTACAAGTTTCAGATTCATTTTGTTCAGCAAAAAGTATTGCACGACCCAATCTTGCAGCTTGGTTTCGAGAAGTACACGCAAATGCTTTTACCTGTTTTATTATTGTTCCAAATTTTGCTATAGCTGCTGAATCTTCTACTACTTCAAAATCTACTTCTTTTGAATCCATATTGAAATAACTGACAGATACAACACTATGTCTAGTTTTTAAACTACTTCCTGAGTAACTAAAGCCTCCTTCTCCGACATTGGCTAAATTAAATAAATAACTCGCTGATGTTTCTTTATCTTGAGATAAAGTTATACCTCCAGCAGACCAGATAGGCATACATCTCATAACACCAGCTAAATCATTTATTGCTGCAAATGCTTCTTTAGGACTTTGAATGTTTACGTTACAGCTAAACCTAGCTTCTTTTGTATCTGTTCCTGTGCCATCATCGACTTCTTCATTTGCGTATTTACTGGCAGCTACAAAACTAAATAAATCTATATTGCTATCAACTATATGATTACCTAGTCCATACCTAGTGTTTGTAAGAAGGTCCAGTAGGCACATGGCGGGACAATTTGTATAAACAGCTTGCTGCATTGTTCCGTTAAATATGTAGCCATCTGGGTACACTATCCTGCCCGTAGCATTATCCACAGTTGGAGTACCAGAACTAGATGCTCCTGCTCCTGGTATTCTTACTTTTACACCTCTAATACGATATTTTCTTGAAGGAATACGATTAAATTGTTTACTATCTAGACGAAGAGCCATATAAGCACTATTCGCATAAGTTGAAGAATTATCTATTACTTCTTGAAAGCTAGTGAACTGAAAAGCATTTACTCTATTAGCTTCTGTACTGTCTGCTGTTACACGAACAACCCTTATGTCTACTGTTGTAAAACCGCTTGTTAACTCTATTCTATGATCTCTTTGGTAAGCATCAGCAGTTCTACCAGAAACTTGTGTTTTTCCTGCTGTTCCTCCAATTTTATCTACAAAACCACCAGAATCATGTTGAATTTGAATTTTGTATTCAACAGTATCTCCTCGAAGATCTCCGTCATCTTCAGCTACTTGAATCTGAGGCCAAGTCAAAGTAACAATTACAGCATCTACGTCTGTATTTGTAATCTGTCTAGTTACTGGAGCAGAAGTAGTTACAGTAACTCCAACACCAGTAGGGGATCTGCTTTCAGCAGGGATGCCACTCATTGCGTCTTGACTTGACGTTCCAAATTTAGATTTAAAGGTTACATTTTGAAAGTTAAAGTCGGTATCATCAGGACTACTATTAGAAGCGTTTGCATCAAGTACTGGAGTGTCATCAAGAAAAACATCTTTTAAACTTGCATTTTGATATGCAGTAGTTCCCTTTGTAAGTCCTGCTTTTGATGCAGTAGCAAAACCTTCTATCTCTCCTTCAGAAATTAAATCTTGAACAGTAGCAAACTGTCTACTATGTAAAGTATCAGGAGCACGATATGGGGGAGGAGGTGGCTTTGGTCCTTTGGCTCCTCTAATAATTTTGATTTCGTCTGTCATGCTTCTACCTGATTAGTGTCAATCGCTGCACTTATTACAACACTTCCTGTAAATATTTCGCCATAAACTATTGGAACGGGAGTACCAGCCCTTGATGTATTTTGCACTCCACTAAAGTTAAATGATACCTGCGGATCTTCTTCAGAACTAAATTTTTGTGGTTCTGGTAACGGAAATAGCATTTCACTAACTCCCGTTAGCAAAAGACCTATACCAATGTTTCCAAGAGTTGCAGCTAAACTAAATCCTCCTCCTACAGCACCAAACCCGAAACCACCTCCAGCCATAAACCCTGCACCTGGTGCTGCTATAGCAATACCTATTAAAACTGCTCCTAGTAATACTTTTCCAAGACCTCTTCCAGCACCACTAATAACAGGAATAAAATGTATGTCTTGTTTACCTACGGGGTGATGTATCTCTTCCTCGTTTATATCATAATTACCAACTTTTACTTGATAATAATGTGGACCCATAAAAGATTCTATGCCTGGAAAATTATGTATTAGAAAACTTACTGCTTTACCAACTGTTTCAGCTTTTACCTCGAACTCCTTATGTCCGACAAACTTAGCTAACTCTCCATATAACTTTACTTTACGAAGCATAGCGATACCTCTTTCCTGTACATTTTAACAGCCATTCAGAATAGGGCTCTCTACAAGATAGTCTATCGGTTAAATGATGAATAACATCTCCCTCAAAAAATAATGCTACATGATTTAATCCTGGATTTAAAATACTCATAAGCAGCACATCACCATCTTTTAATTTTTCATCTGATCTTAATTCTCTAAAGCCCGTTCTCCATGCACAGCTTTCAAATAAAGGCTTATTTAAAAATTCTTCTAATGTAATTGGTCTTTCCCAATCTTTTAATTCAATATTTTTTTCCTCTTTATACCAATCTCTTACTAAACTCCAACAGTCTGTAACCCCCCATACCCATTGACGACCTAATAATGGTGGTTTATATCCACAAGGTTCTAAATATGCCCATTGTTCTGTTTTTGGATTAACAATATGCCAGGGTAAATTACTTTTTTCACAACTAATTTTATCTGCCTGGCTAGGTGTAGGTGGAGTTATTGGGTGACTATGTACTACCCCAACTATTTCTCCAGCATTGTCAGCCTTTACATAATCTTCTGGGTCGATAATAAAACATTGATGATCCGTCATAGATAGATTTTTACAAGGATAATACCTCTCTTTACCTTTTATATTTAACAGTAGTCCGCAAGATTCTCTTGGATCTTCTCTTTTTGCGTGAAGCAATGCTTTATATTTCCAAGTCATGATACAAACGTGCCAATAGCAGGAAAAATTGAACGAGTAGCTTGACGACCTGGAATCCTAACTCCAGCAAGATCTGTAGGTGCAGCTAATTCAAATTCAACAATATCTCTTGTTTCTGTTGCCTTACGGTCTACTGAATAAATTTCTTGAGGAAATTCTGCTGTAGGATCAGCAGTTGCATTTGTTCCATCAGCAAAATTAACCGCATCAATAAATTTAGCTAGTGTTCTTATACGTGTAACTGTAGCTCCCGTTAAATCATTTCCAGTAGTTGTTTCATTAACAGATAAAAGTATTGCTGAAATCAGTCCTGTAGCATTACTAATAGTTAGTTTTGGCCTGGGTAATTGTCCTTTTTGAAATGAAAAACCTGATGCTTGCACAGGAAATCTAAGGTAACTGTTGCCAGCCCAAACTATTTCTCCGTTTGCATTTAAACTGCTTCCAGCATGAAATCTATAAACTGTATTTGCACCATGTAATGCAGTTGATAACTGAAGTGTAAATAGTTCAATAATTGCTGAAGGATTAATGTCTTGTAGACTGCTGAATATTTTAGAATTTACTGTCATTATGATGCTGGTTCAAATACTTCTCTAAAAGTGGCTTGAATCGTAGCTCTATTATTATATGGTATTGATTTGGTCCAATTTTCGCAAACAAATTCAGAAGATGAACTTTCTCCTGGAGGAGTAAAAGTAAAACTATCACTATCATTTGCACGAGCATCTAAAAATGTTTCGATAGTATCTGCATCTGTTTCTGAAACTTCAAAAGTAAAATTAAATTCTTTTGGATTTTGATGTTGAGCTAATCCAAATAATAATCTATGTTCATATCCATCAGCAAAACGAATAGTTCTAGTGTTTGGTCTGGATTTTTTTCGCTGCCCGTAAGTTGGTTTTATTGAAGGGAAGGTAGCCATTATGCAAGTATTCCTCCAGGTCGTTTCTGTTGTATTAGTTCAGATTGTACCGCAGCCGAGATAAGACGGCCAAGTTCTCTTCCTCGCTCTTCATCTCCTTGAACTTCTGTGCCAGATGCGTCTACATTTACTACCACAGTTGTAGAACCACCAAGTGCATGATTCGGTGTGACTGTACCTGTAACTCCAGGA